TGTATATTGAATCCGCTCTATCAGTTTCAACAATATCAATCGCATTTTCAACTAAATTTGAGTTATTGACATAATCAATTCCTGGTGTAACAAATACATTTATGTTTGTTGCTTCAGGATTAGCAAATGTTGTTTGTCCCCATTGGAAAGCGTAATAGTCAGTATTAGCCCAAACTTCTTGGTTTGGACCTGTTATTTGTTTGAACGCTCCCCATCCAGTTGCTGTTGGGTATGTAACAGATGCCGCAGCTCCTTTTTTATAACCCGATTGACCTAATTGGAATCTGTCCCCATTAGTTCTTGATTCTCTATAAATATCCCAACCGTCGAAACCACCGGCAGGTACCAATGTGAACTTACGAGTATTAAGTCTGTAGTATGCATTATCCGTATCCTCAGGTTCAGAACTGAAAGACGAAACACCAACTTCAAACGCAGATTCTCCTGATGTAACATAACCTGCAGGTATTGTAACAATAGTCGCCCCACTATCCATGTGGAAACCTTTAGTCAAATAACCCCACTCTGGTCCTGTTGTGTCTGTTGCTATGTTTGTTGGTAATTGTTTTCCCTTATAATTAAAGAAATCATAATCAATACCAGTGATATTAGAAATACCTAAGTATGCTCTTCTTGGATTTTCACCATTAGAGATAACCGGATTATCTGATCCACTAGATGATCCAAATGGTGGGTTATAAATTACTTCACCTGGTTGTAAGTATTTTGTTTTATAAACAACAAACGGAGGTGTTGATGTGTCATATTCTCTAGTGATATAACCTTCGAATCCACAAGGAAGTGCGTCTGTAGGATATTCTTCGCTAAGTTCAATCATTATATATTTAGAATTCAGTTGGTATTCTCCATTAGAAGTACCAACTTTATTCGCCACAAAGTTGTTCAAATTAGGATCCATTGAACAATTAGTGAAACTTTCGATAACTCTCACATTTTGATCGTTATCAAAGAAATCTCTTACGAAGATATCAAATGTTCCATTATTGAATGAAATATTACCAATAGATATTTTTACAAGTCTGTTAGCTGCGTCACCATCAGAAATTAATTTAAATTTAAATAATTTATAAACTTTGTTACCTCTAAGTTCCGAAACAAGATATGGTGTTTCAGGTGTTTGATATTGCTCTAAGTAAAACCCTAATGAATCATTATCTCCACTTCTTGCCCCACCTATTGAAACGAAGTCACAATATAATCCTCTGACCTTTCCTGATCTATATCCAGTGGTCAATAGACTACTATAAGATTCCTCAACAAATAATGGAACTTCATTCCTGTCTTTACCAAAATTAGATCTACCAAATATTTTGGAAATATACTTACTGTCCGTTGAGTTTAGTGATGTTTCGAAGCTAAAGTTATCATTATCTTTAGTGACTCCTGATATTACAAATGTACCATATGGGTCTTTGGTGATACCAGAATAAATACCTGTACAGATCATAGTAGCATCACTAGTACCGCTCACCTCATAGACAGGACCATCATCATTAGTGTATGTAGTAATACCTCTAGATCTTAAAGTAGCAACTACTAAGTCATCGAAATCTGAGTAAGGTGATCCTGAATAATATGTTGCGTAAATTGCACAAGTTCCTGTAAATTGTGTTGAGGTTAGTCCTGTGCCTATAGCGTTTAATGCTGCACCAAAACCAAAACCATAATAACTTCCAACTCCGCCAGTTTTAGTATAGTCGAAAAGAGCATAATACCAAGGGTCGTTTGTTGAAGCACTTAAATTAGCGTTTGCTAAAATGACGTTGTCTACTCCGAATGTCTCACTTGTTGCAGAAACAGGTACACCAAACAATGTTGTTCCTGTAACTAAGTTGAATGTACCTCCACTAACTGTTCCCCAAAATACTGCTTGTCCTACAGTTGAACCACTTCCTCCTGTTGCGAAACTATTGATTCTACCTGATAAGAAAGTTGTAAAATCTTGATTCAAAGTTGAGGTACTTCCGTCGAAGTTAGTGTAAGTATTGTTGAAAATAGATGATAATAATGCTGATGGGCTTGTTACTGTAACGTTTGCACTTGATCCTGTAGTACCTGTGAATGTCAAAGTGTAAGATGGTGTCGTTCCTGTTGCGCTAATTGTAGATGGATTAGGGTTAGCAATTGTTGTTATAGACCATGATGGACCCGCATCGTAACCAGATAAACCAAGAACTCTTGTTACAAATAATTGATTTGATTGTTGTAAATATGATTTAGCAATATAAGATGTTTCATATTTAGGAATTTGAGTATTAACGTATTTTTCTGGACTAGTTCCGCCAAAATAAACTTGGTACTCATCGAAACTTGTAATAAAAATGGGTTCAAAGGCTGGTCCTTGTAGTGTCTCACCCACAATACCTAACGTAGTAACACCTACACTTTGAGCCACAAAAGTTAAATCTCTTTCTGATGTATATACACCTGGAGATACAAATACTTTGTTAGTTGATGCCATTATTTTTTATAATTTAAAAATTTATTTTTTATATAAATACAATGATTTGATGCAAAAAACCCATATGAAACATAATTATTTAATTGTGGGAAGAAAAAATTCTGCCTTTTTTCTACCTTATCGAAATTGGTTATTATGAAAAAAATTAAGAACATAAAAATTTCAGAGGAAAGTCATAAATTGTTGAAACAGTATTGTGAAGAAAAGGGTCTTAAAGTATATAAGTTTCTTGAGAACCTAATAATTAAAAACTGCCAGAAGGAAAAAGATATTTATGGTGAATAATTAATTAACCAAAACCGCATTAGTTTTTATTATGGAACTTTCAGACGCGTTAATTTTTGTAACTACTATTTTTAATGCATCATCGGTATTAATTTGAATAACATCAACATCATCGCCTACATAATTATTATTTATGAACACTGAATAACTTGATATATTTTCGGTAGAACCAATCTCCAAATCTACTTTATATCTGAATACTTCATTTATTTCTGTATTTGCAGAAATAAAATCAATATTTAAGTCAAAACTATTAGGTCTAGGTGGTTCTAAATTAACTCTTCTACTCTTGTTCAAAGTATCTACTTCAAATAATGATACTTGTCTTGTTATTCCTGGAGAAACTTGAAACTCTTCTTCATCTAATAAAAAACCCATGAGAGTGATTTTGTAAGTTTGTATATAATATTTCCTTTTTTCAATATCTTTAACTGACTCATCGGATGGTTCTTCCATTTTCAATGGCATAAAGTGACCTTTAATATTAACATAAGACTGTTTGGATGTGAAAGTTTGCATCATAATTTTGTTGAATTCATTAACTTCCCTCATTCTAGAACAGAATATTTTTACAGAATATGCAATATCAACAGGAACTGGTTGTGGAATTTTGTAAACGTCAACACCCTTTCTATCCCCATCCCAAGTTGGTACTGAATAATAAAAAAATCTTAATCTATCAGGTATATTTGCTTGACCTCCCCAAATTTTACCGTACTTAACGTTTGGTTCTCTTACTGTTATAATAAAAGGTAAAGATACATTTTTATCTAAATCCTGAAATTTCCAAGTTTCTGTAAATTGAGACCAGCTTTGATTTGTAATTATCTTATCAACTGTTGGTACCAATTTTCCGTCAACAACAAGTTTTAATTTTTCTTTAACAAAATCTAACGTCCCTCTATCTAAATCGGCATGTAAAACCCCTTTTGGTAAAAAAGTGCCGTCATCGGTTATCTGTTCTAATAACTCTTCTCTCCTTTGGTTACCAACTTTGGTTGGTACTAATGGTAAGTATTTTTTTATTTTTTTTGGTAATGCCATATTATATTCCGTTGAAAATTTCTTGTGTTGTTGGTGCTGCGATTATTGTTCTATAGTATTTTTTATATCCTCCATATGTATGTTTCATATCAGAATTTACTCTACCGTCATTTACAACACTATAATACCTCACCTTATCTTCGGTTTCGTAATAAGCCAAATAATCACCTAACGAAATTTCAACTGCCAATTGATCCAAGTGAGATTGGTAAACACTAAAAGTCATGTTACCGGGTTCTATTTGTGAAAGTTTTGAAGCCCCATAATCAGAATTTGTTGGAGCATCTATTTTGACCAAACCATTTACTTCTATTGGCGCTAAAAATTGTATACCATCAGAAATGGCTTCACCATAAACATCATCATTATTTGTTCTTTGTCTATCAACTCGATATAAAACAACGGTGAAATTCATGTCACCCAACTGCCATTCCATACCCATATCCATTTCTAGATTGAAATCTTCCTCAGAAAAAAACTTATTTAACCTTGTAATAGGAACTCTATTCTGTGTCATAATAATAAATACTTTGATTGATTTTTTTATATTATTTACTATTTTTATTTATAATATAATGGAAGAATTAATTTCAAAAACTCCCGAAACAAG